CAAAACATAACTCCTTAAATGTAGTGCCAAAGGCATCAAGCTGTTTCAAGGCCACCTCTTCTGTGGCGAGTACGTCAGCTTTTCCGTACTCTTCTACTATCTCCCACGGTATGTCGTAAAAGGTCTTGCCATCCTTGAGGTACGGCGCAACGAGGTCTTTCTCTTTCTGGGTGACGTTATACTTTTCTGCAACAGCAGCAAGTCCAAGAGACCAACGCTGGGCTTTTGCCAGAATATATTCTGCAACCATCGTATCATACACCTCTCCATTAAAAAAGAAACCACACTCTCTGATCCATGATAGATCAAACTTGATGTTATGTCCAACAATTGTGTCAGCCTCGTTAAGTGCTTCCTGAAACAACTCAGGTGCAAAGTCGTGGGGTTCCCTGTCTGCATGGTAGTAGCAGTGGTAGTGTACGTGGGGGGATGACAAACGTTTGTACCCAATAGATACAAGGCGATTGCCAAAGTAGGGCAGGGCTGTTGTCCCACCTGTTTCTTTCTTTATGTGAGTTGTTTCGACATCAAAGGTTAGTACATTCATGTTTCGTTCCTTTGGTTCTTACTGTGAACTGAGTGGCAGTTGGCACATAGCACACGACACTTTCTTATTTCGTTAAACAAAGTAGATAGGTTAAAGTGCCTCATATTAGATATAGAGCCTACCTTAGTGGTTCTGTCTATATGATCAAACTGTAACGCTGTTGCATTACCCTTGTAACCACAAGACTCACACCCTTTGGATGTCTTGTAGATGTCTAGCCAGCGTCCCCTAGTTCTTCTTAGTCTGCGGTTGCGCTCTGTATTTCTACCTGTCATTAGTAGTAGACTCCACTGTTAATGTCAATCTGTGCATTGATCATGCCATGCCATCCGTTGAGTTTGTTTTTGGATATACAGATATGTCTGACTGTGTTCTCTACCTCACTTGATCCTGTCTTGCCTATGCCTATAATAATATCAGCCTCACCAGCCTTACCAGTCCGTGAGTTGTCAAGCATTGAGTAGTCAATCCACTGTCTGTCGTGTGCATCGTAGCTTGCTTGACTAACAGCCCACAACAGTAGTCTGTTTCGCTTGGCTATTTCACGTGCAACAACGTAAGTTTCCTTGAGTCGTTCATCCCCACGATTGTACTCGCCGGACACACGAAACTTGTCAAGCTGATCACAGAACATAACGTCTGGGGTGTTTAACTTGGCATACTCATCTACCTCTTCAACAGATGTACCCACCGAATCCATGATAGTCAGCAGTGGTGCTATCTCTTCTTGGTAACGATGACCTAAAGAAACCCGCTGCTCTACCATCTGCTCTCGTGTCAACTCAAAGTAAGACTGAATGATACGCAGCTTAATCTTTGGGGCTGGCTCTTCGTTAGCCCAGTAGGTTACCTTAAATCCCTGCTTGACGTATGATGCTGCAAGGAAACAACAGAAGGTAGTCTTACCTACTTCTGGTCTAGCAAACAAGATACCCAAGTTGCCACGATCAAGACCTGACACATTTTCTGCAATCAGGTCAAAGTTGAAAGGGAAGTCAGGATCACCTGCTTCCTCTTCTAACAGCATGTCCAAATCTTGCTCTACCTTAGTGTAGGTAGTTTTGTCACTGATGCGTCCGTCCTCTACTGTGTCAATCAGTCTGCGTAACTCACCAAACTCCTCACTGTCACCCGTGAAGATGTCAATTGCTTTCTCACCAATTAGCCGCGCACGATCCCGCAGCCAGAAGTTATGTACCAAGTCAAGATGTAAGTCAGCATTGTCAGCATTACCCACATCAAGTGTGGCTATCGTCTCATGCACCTTGTTGCGGGTTGCTTCCGGCATGGCAGGGTTGCGGTCATTAAACAAACTGCTAAGTTCTGACTTGGTTAAGTCCTTTGCGTACTTTGTGTGAGAGAATGTTAGTGTGTCAAATATGTCACGCATCTCTCTGTCAAACATAGACCTGTCAATAATGTTCTTTACCCGACCAAAGAAGTCGGCGTTAAGACAGAAGCCTAGTATTTGTTTATCTATCGATACGGTTTCGTAAGAAGTCATCTCGTTCGTCCTTTGTCATGTTCTTTAAATCACGGGGTAACACCATGAGTTTGGTTGGAACTACTCTACACAGGGTTTTTACCATGTCAATGGCTTTGTCAGTTGCATCTTTGTCAAGGGCAACGTAAATCTTCTGGTAATGGAGAAGTTGGGGTATGTACTCTTGTAGTAGTGAGGTTCCTAGTAGTGCAACTCCTGTTACCCTATCACTGATTGAGCAAGCACTTCCGCAATCTTCAACGATAATGGCTTGACTACTATCACCCACAATAAAAGGTTTTCTACTATCCCCATAACGATACCATTTTGAACCTCTTCCATCAATTGACCTACCTACCGCATCAACAACTTTGTTGCCATCCTTAACAAGAAAAACGACACGGTTTCTTTTGAAATCATAACGAATGTCAACACGACCAGCCAAGTAGGCATCGTAAGCATGTACAGATCGAACATAAAGTTCGGCATCTAAGTTACGGGAAAGACTAACAAAAGTGTCGGGCATCTCGTAAGTGTTACTAGTACGGGGAACAGACGCATTAGTCTGTGGCCTAGACAGGGCATGTTTCGCAAAGTCTTTGGTCAGGGTAATACCCGTGCGACCCGACACATTACAGTCAGCGTGGAAGCAAAACCACAGTCGTTGCAGTCCGTCATCACTTACGCTAAATGTATTCTTTCTTGCACACACGGGACAGTCAGATCGGTAACGACCCAGCGGTGGTATGTCCAGTGACTCTACATAGCCTTGTAACCAAGATGGTGATTTCATGCCATATCGATAACACGCCAAATAAAATCATGTCAACCCCTGTTTTTTGGTTGACGGCTATTGACAGGGTGTGTTACCTATTACGTAACCTACCCCTTAAGGGATATCCTATTATGAAAGTATATAATAAAATCAACCCCATAGCAAAGACCCTAAGGGATAAGAAGTATAGTAAACAAGTTATCCCTAGTAAAAAGAAAACTAACTTAGATAAACTATCTGAAAAGGAAGCACGGGATGCCAAGACCAAACAAGATACTTGAACCCACCAAGACTTACAATCTGTTGATGAAGGAAGAACAGTTTGACAAGCTTGCTTACGTTGCACACCAAATGCAGAAGACATCACTTGAACAGGTTGCAGTCGCTGACCTAATCAGGGAGTCACTAGACATATACGTTGAAGCTTACGAGGAAGAACATGGAATCATTGAAAACCCAAAAACTTGAATTGGAAATTGTCAGGCGAGGCTATGATGATCGATGGATTGTCAACACACCAGCATCGTCTGTCCGTATTGGTGAGACAAACAGGGACACGGTAAGGAAGAAAGACTGTGTAGATTACTTGCGGCTCGTCACAATCTTTATTGGAAAAAGTGAAAATGAATGTCGTTTGTGGGTTGACAGAAACAAACAAACACTGGTAAAACTAGGGACACCTTACGAGGTTGCCTAGATTATGGAGCGTGACAGTAATGTCTGTACTTTAAATCTAGGTTCGTAGGGTTGAACAGGGGGAGTGGTTACCCCTTGTCCTTTCGTTGGTTGGTTGAAGAGCGGGGCTGGATTAATTTCTAGTCCCGTTTCTTTTTTGTTGACACCCCTGTTTGTTTCCGATATTGGTTACTAATCAACTGCCAGATAGGAGAAACCAAATGGCGAAGAAACTACAAAACATGACACAAGACGAACGCATTGCTTACTGGGAAAACATTCGTGAAAAGGAGCGTATCAATCGTCGGAACCGGATAGCTAAGTTAACTATGGAGCAACGTGCGGCAGTCATTAACATAAACAAACTGTTAGACACAGTGCTTGACGTTGCACTATATCCTGACATGGGTGGCATCAAGGCTGTTACTGCCTACGACCTACAAGAACTGTCTGATGCAATGGACGCACTACAGTATCAATTCAATTTGCGGGGGGAGTGACATGGCTGAACGAACTTGGGAAGTTAAGGTGGAAGCGACGACAACTCGTGAAGTTATTGTCCACGCTGACACAGAGTATGAAGCACAGATACAAGCCCAGATAGAAATGGTGGGCTTAGTCGGTGGTGAAAATACCAAAGTATTAGCTACTAAGGAGATAATCGATGGGTAAGATGAGCGACTGGGCAATCCAGCTAGAGGATGACTTCTGGGACACCGCAAACAAGGTGGTTGGTGGCTGCGAATACTTTGGACAATTTGTACAGGAGATGCAGCCCCACCGCGACTGGCTAGGCACACACAACGACCAAGAATATTGTGAAAGGTTGCGGGATGCGTGGGACAACTACTGGAGTGACAAACAATGACAAGCGCAATCACACCACGCTATCCCAATGCGGCAAGTGATCCGCGCCTAATTAATGTCAACGATCAACGAAAGAAACTCAGGGAAATTGTCACTGAGAAAGAATGGCAGGGCAAGAATGCTGACGCAGAAAAATGTCAGATAAAAATATTGTCAGCCGCATTACAAGAAGGCCGATCTTACTATCCTTCCTTCTAACCAATGGAGATTTTGTCAGTGAATAATGTCAGCCCAAATATTGTCAGCAATAAACAGAAAACACCAGATTACCCCTGCGATGATTGCGGAAGACCAGCGATGGTCAAAGATCATGGGTTTCTTTCATGCCCTGATTGTTGGGTAAAAAGACACGGGGAACGAAAAAAAGAACTTGACTGCTTTATTGAGTATGGTTAGGGATAGGTAACCAAAACCAACTAAGGAAACCAACTGATGAAACGCGCAACAAAACTAGCTCACAAAAAATTAGTCAACAACATCACCCACTGCTATCTAGATGCCGACCCAGTACAAATAAAGGGTGGCATGGCTTGGTATGCTGCAGCCTATGACGCAGCCTATGATATAGGCAATAAATACGGGGTTGCTGTTTACCTAGTGGTGGCTGTTATTTCTGCCTTGTCGCCAAACAATAAATGGTCACGTAATGTTAGCAATGCCGATGCCTTAATAGGTGCTTTTCTAAAGGGTGATGGTATTGATTCGGTGAAGGTGTCAACCTACCACGCCATGAAAAACAAGGCTTGGGGAATATTGGCAGAACGACCCACCTATGATAGAGCAAAGGGTATGCTAAAGGGGCAAAAGATTACCTCTTTCTTTTGTGACATTATGGGCGAGTTCAACGTAACTATTGATGGTCACGCAAGGAATATAGCCTATAATGAACGAATCGGATTGACCGACGATAAAACCAACATAGGTAAGCGCGAATATAAAGCACTTCAAGAAGCATACAAGGAAGCCGCGAACGATGCCGGAATAATGCCCTACCAATTACAGGCTATTACTTGGCGGGTTTGGCGGGATAGGTACGGGATAACTTAGGGGAAATAATGTCAGGCCATGCTTTATCAGTTGGCAAATATTGTCAATCCATGCCTAAAAGTTTTGGGCTACCATGCCGGATTGGTTGTTGGTTTTCCACTGGCGGGGGTAGCGTCGGACAAGTTGAGTCGCGGGGCTTGTCCAAATGGGGCGGGGCGGGATTTTTCCCGCCTCGTTTTAACTTAGGTAAATTAGTTGTTGACCCATCCGGCAGCGGGTGCAATAACAGTTGGGCGGGGTTGTCCCGCTAACCAATAGAAGGGAACATTTAACCATGTTTGATTTAATACCAAACGAAGATATAAGAGGATCTTTTACAGTAGAACACAACGACCCATCAAACATTGACTTGTTTGTTAATCGCGGTTCAGTCAGGCGGGTGCCAATTGATGCCATCACTGAAGAAGCCTATGACGATTATTCTCTGTGCAAGGCAGAACGTATGCCCGATTATTCAGCCCTACAGAATACGGCAACGGGTGCCATCCTGAACACTAGGCCAATAGGTAAGACTTACAATCTGGTTCCGCATGACCTCTTGTTTAGTCGTCAGGCTGAACTGCTAAATGAAACTGATCTACCAACCGGCAATGTGAAGGTGGTTGATCGGGTGTATGATGACGGCTTGCGAGCGCATCGAACCATTCACTTTAACGACCTACAAACGACTGTCGGGGATTCGTCGGACTCGGTCAATTGCCGCATGGACGTATTCAATTCGGTTGATATGTCTTGGGCGTTTCAGGTGTTCAGCGGTGCATACCGTGATCTGTGCCGCAATACATTGGTATTTGGTGGCGAGAAGGCATATCACCAGAAAGCCAAACATACAAAGAACCTGTCACCGGAAGCATTAATAAGTAAGGCTGGCGGCTCTCTTGAAATGTGGACAGGCCAGCGCGAACAAATGAATTTGTGGGCGGGTGCCAAGTTGTCGGATGAGCAATTCGGCGAGATACTGGCGAACTCTATCTGCCATAAAAACACTAGGGCGGCAGAAGCCGGACAAACCAAGCCGATTAATGAACGCCTGATGAATAACATTCTTTACCTGTTTGACAGAGAAAAGAAGGAACTAGGTCAAACCATGTGGGCGGCATACAATGCTTTGACCCACTGGTCTACTCATACTCAGGAAGGGTGGACAGACTTAACGACCGGCAAGGATTACCAGTCGGGCAAATCAACCCAGAATGTGGCTAACGTCCAGCGAACCCGTAATGACATGGTCAGGACTGTGCTTGCCAGCCCATCATGGACTTGGGCAGAAAGTGTGGCGGCATAATATGGGTGATTTTATAGCTAATACTTACAAGCTAGTCTGGATCGTGCTGCTTGTGCTTATTATTTTAGCGATCCTTTAACCAACGGGCATTGCCCAGAAAGAAACCAACCAATGACCAATATTCCAGCAAAACTAGTCGCTGAATTTGCAACCATATCAGACCGGATCGAAGAGGCGATCAGGCAGGACGAACGTCACAAGGTGTTGACCCAGTTGGCAACCGAACGCGAAGCCGGGGCGAGAGCCTTTCTTGATGCCGTATTCGCTGATCGGAACGGGGAACAAACCCACAAGGCGGCGCAATCCGTCCGGCAGCGGCGGGGGTTCCATTCCGGCAGCAAGCTTGGCAAGCTTTATCGTTGCCTTGCCAGTCGCACCTATGCCGTAACAAAAAACACTCTAGCCCGTGAATCTGGTATGACCAACAAATCGGTTTATCAGGGCATCTCTACCCTGCGTGGAAAGGGTTATAAGATAGAGTCTGTTTTTGGTAAGGGATCAAAGGCACGTTATAAGCTTGCAAGTTAACCGGCGGGCGGCTATAACTACGGGACTGGCAGCGCGGTTGTTGCCAGCCCGAAACCAACCAAGAAGGAAAGAAACCGATGAGTAAATCAGTTTTGAACATTACCGAAGAGACTAAGGCGTCAGAGCTTATTGTACTGGATAGGGAAGCCTTGATAACTATTAACAAGCTCGTTGACAGCATCGACCAGCAGATCGATTGCCTCAAGGCTCTAATGAAATCAACCGGCATTCCCTACTACTCTTGGGACAAAGAGAACTCGGTTCAGGTTTATGCCGAACAGTTGAAGATCATCAAGAAAGAATAGCCAGAAACAAACCATTTCCTCCCTAGACTTAGCCCTGCTTGACTAGATCGGCAGGGTTCTTTTTTGCCTGATGCCTGAATGTAACCAAGCGGGTTGATATGGCGGGATAAATTGCGGGTGGGGTGTGGTGGTATTTGTTAGGGAATGTGACCTTGATATCTGCATCACAGAATAACCGGCATGGATTATTTGTCTGCCAAAAATCTATAAACGGGTGGCGCGGCGCGTATATAGGGGGGTAACGTGGCGGGGTGATTCCGGCGGGATTGCTCAACGGGTGGCATCCTTGGCATTGCCGAAGCGTAACCCCTTTTACGGGGTTGCAAGGGCCACCGGGGGGGTACCGGTACTTGCTAGCAATACCCCCAGCGATTTTATTTCTGTAGGGTTATCGATATGACTAAAAAACAACCCCTCTGGGGTATCCCAAAGGGGGTACAGGGGAGTTCCCCAGAAAGAAACCCCTACGCAGGGCAGCGAAGGGGGTGTGATATAGGTTTACCCGGCAGGACTTAGTCCTATCATACAGTCAGAATCCCATTCTGTCAAGAAAATTCCACAATACACACCCTTTTTTATTTTTATTATTGACTTATAGACATATAACGGCTATACTTGTGTTGTGGGGCTAGATAAATCTAGCACATCCCGACAGATTTCCTCTTGACTTGTAACAACAGGGCGATGTAGGCTAATAAATCGGTCCCACAACTCCTAAAAAAGAGCTAATCCCATGTTTGAAGCATCCCTACTCGTTTGTTTAGTCGTTTCCCCCGAAACCTGTATGCAATTAGACGATACACAGGGGCCACACGCCTCGAAAAACGAGTGTGAACAGCGGGTAGACGAGATGGCAGAGTTTGCTATATCAGCTAATCTGTTTGAATTGAACATAAAGTGGAAATGCACACAAACATCAGGACTGAAAGTCAGGTTTTATGAACCTTCTACCTCAACAAAGACAAAAAGACCGTCAGCTTACCCCTCAACAGAACCACTTCCTAGAACTTCTCTTTGAAAATGGCGGTCAGGTAACTGCCGCCGCTGTAGATGCAGGGTATTCTCGTGGTTCAGCCGCATGGTTGAAGGCCAGCCTTGCTGATGAGATCATTGAACGCACCAAAACCATCCTAGCTACCAACGCAATGAAGGCAGCTAACCGCGTGATCTCGACTATAGACAACCCCGCCCCAGAAAGAGGTGATGAATTACGCCTCAAAGCCGCAGAGTCGCTCCTGAACCGCGTAGGAGTGGCAAAGCAGGAACAAATCAACCACAACGTAACCGCAATACACGGAGTAGTCCTGCTACCCCCTAAGAAAGAGGTAGTTATCGATGCGGAGTGACAAAGAGATATTAAAGATTGCAATGGAAAACGTCAGTAACCTAACGAACGAAGAATTTGATAGGTATCAGGTGATACAAAAGATGCCAGTCAAAGAGAGATTTGCTAGAAAAGCACAGGGCGGCAAGGTTTCTCGTGGACGCTCTGCACAGGGAAGTGCCGAAAAGAATGGCTGAAGCCGCACCGAAGCGTACCTACCACCTATCCACCGCTGAACGTGCGCGAAGAGCAGCCCAAAAGAAACTGCGTGGTGCAAAGAAGAAAGCCCAGCAAGCCACAAAGAAGGCAGAGACGCAAAGAAAGAAAGCCCGTGATCTTGAAAGCACTATTGGACGAGTTGAGAAAGCTATCACAGCAAGCGGCACTGCAACGATTGACGCTGCCGATCTCAACTCACTTCCCCCGGCTGTATCCGATCTCGTGGGAGATTCCGAAGTTGTCTTCCAAGCTAACCCCGGACCCCAAGAGGAGTTTCTTTCGGCGGGAGAGCGGGACGTTCTTTACGGTGGGGCTGCTGGTGGCGGTAAATCGTTTGCTTTACTTGCTGATCCCTTACGGTATTGCCATAACCCCCATCATCGGGGTCTTCTTCTCCGGCGTACCCTCGACGAACTAACAGAACTAATTGACAAGTCACGCCAGCTTTACACAAAGGCGTTTCCCGGAGCCAAGTTCCGCGAATCCAAATCAACGTGGGTCTTTCCGTCTGGGGCTACGATCTGGTTTACCTACCTCGACAGAGATAAAGACGTTACCCGATTTCAGGGACAGGCGTTTAACTGGATAGGCATCGATGAGATTACCCAATACCCTACGCCGTATGTGTGGGACTATTTGCGTTCTAGGCTTCGTGCTACTGATCCTGAACTTCAAGAACACCTGTACATGCGCTGCACAGCCAACCCCGGAGGTGTGGGTGGCTGGTGGGTCAAGAAGATGTACATCGAAGGTACCCCCGAAAACAAAGCATTCCCTGCTTTTGACATAGACACTCGCAAAACATTTGCTTGGCCTAGTGGTCACGAAAAGGCAGGTCAGCCGCTCTTCTTCCGAAAGTTTGTTCCAGCGCGGTTGACAGATAATCCCCACCTCATGGCTGACGGTCAATACGAGGCTATGTTGCGTTCGCTCCCAGATGTCGAACGGAAGAGACTTCTCGAAGGGGATTGGGATGTGGCAGAGGGAGCAGCCTTTCCCGAGTTCTCACGAGTGAAACATGTGGTCGAACATTTTGACATTCCCACGAACTGGCCCCGCATACGAGCAGCCGACTACGGGTACTCCGCGCCGTCTTGTGTCTTGTGGGGTGCGATTGACTGGGATAATAATATTTGGGTTTATCGTGAATTATACGCTAAACACTTGACAGCGGAGCAATTAGCTGATAGAATACTAGAAGCGGAACAACTTGACCCGTTACCTCACTACACCGTACTCGATTCCTCTTGCTGGAACAAGACCGGATTCGGGCCATCCATAGCAGAGGTGATGATGCGGCAGGGAGTTCGCTGGACTCCATCAGACCGCAACCGTGTTCAGGGCAAGATGGAAATACACCGTCGTCTAGCAGATGATCCCTACTCGAAGGAACCACGTATACGTTTCTTTTCATCCTGCCAGAACATCGTGAAACAAATAGCTGGTATACCCCTCTCCAAAACAAACAGCGAAGACGTAGATACCAAAGCTGAAGATCACGCATACGACGCACTTCGATACATGCTGATGACACGAATGAGCGGATACGCTTCGATACACCAGCAACTAGGCGCAATCAAGAACCACGTACACAAGGTTCAAGATGAAGTATTTGGATATTAATTTATGGCACAGTTTATTAACGAATTTGAGGAAATGCTTGCTGCCAGTCCCGATGGTCGTCCTCAAACAATAAATAATACTATTATCGGTGAGTTGTTTAAAAATAGAAATCCTGCCGAAACAAAGAGCATGTCGCAGTCAAAGATAAACTCTGCAACAAAATTCTTTGAAACATCTGGTATGTTGGATATGACTCCTGCAGAGATAACTGCAGACCCTGTTGCTTTTACAAAAATGATGCAGGGAGAAGGTTATCAACAACTAGGCAAAAGCCAAGCTACCAAAGCTCAAGCCTTTTTATCTGGTATTTTAGAGGATGCAGGACACGGTCAAAGTTGGCCTAGCAGAACATTAAAAACACAACTGGGTAGAGAAAAAGCATTAAACACTTTTGATTTTGAAGTCACTCGCGCAAAAGTAAAAGAATTTCCTGATGATGTCTTTTCTAAACTAAAGACTTCTGCAGCTAGGTTACAAAGTAAAGGAGACAAAGAAGCTGCAGCACAATTGCTTATGCACATGTTTGGCGGATATAGACCTGAAGACTTAAATGGTATTAGTATTGATGATATTAACTTTAAGACTGGTGTTGTTGAGAATGTAGAAATTAAAGCGGCAGGAGCAACAGTTTCTAAGTCTGCTATTTTTTCACCGCCAATTTTAGATGCAATTAAAATGCACATAGGGGATAGAAAAACAGGACTCCTGTTTGAAAGCACACAAGAAAATTCTAAGCGCATTAACAATGTTTTTGATGAAGTTTTTGGAAAAGACTACTTGACCGTAAGTAGTCCTAAAGGGGGAAAACGGCAAGAACCTATGCGAGTTAAAAAACTTCGTAATTTAAATGAAAGTATTCTTTCAGGTTACGATGTTTCAGAACAAGCTAGAAAAGTTGTTACTCTTCGCGCTCAATCTAATGTGGCAGAAGATTACGCAACATCTGCAGCTAGACGAAGACAAATAGAAAAGATTACAGCAAAAAATGTAGCGTTGTTTTCAGCCGGGTCCGAAAGTTCATCTGTTGCTCAATTTATGAGTGACGTAGGAGTTGTTTCTCCGTCAAACAGAACAGCTACGATTGCGGCTACAAAAGAAGTTTTAGAAGAACTGGGGTATGAGAACGCAGTTAACCCAGACTTTTATAATTCTCTTCCAGAGTCAGGTGAAGTAATAGGTGGAAAAATAGCGGGACAAGTTGATCCTGAAGTATCTGCCTCTTTAAATCAAAAACAAATACAGGCAAATTTAAAAAGTGCAGACCTTGATGAAACGGATAGGTTAGAAAACAGACAAAGATTAGAAGAGCTACGTGACCAAACTTCCCAAGACACAAAAGTAAAAAAACAACAAAAGACTGTTGCATCAGGCGAAGACTTCATAGCCAAAGCCTTGAAGATGGCAAAGCCACTCAAGGTAGTTGTTCCCCCTCTTGCAATTGCTGCAGGTGTGCTTGCTGCAAAAGATACGTATGCTAGTACAAGGGAACAACTTGTTGAACTGGGAGTTCCAGACAAGTTAGCTACAGCAGGTGCAGGAATAGCAGGAGCCACAGAGTTTCTACCAGTTGCTCCTAGTGATGTTGTTTCAATTGCACGATCAATCCCAGAACAACCTAGCATGATGCAGTCTATGCAAGCTAGAGGGCAACAGGTTCAAGACATAGGCGATGAGTTCGGTAACCTCGACCAACAGGGACAACCAACACCTTCTGCTCCTGTAAACATACCCGATCCCGTTCCGACCCAGCAGGGAATGCTGGCTGCAGGTGGAGCAAAACAAAGAGTTAACCAAGCAAGAAGTGCCGCGCTTGCTGGTGAAGAAACATCAATGAGCGGTTCCTTTCTAAATTAACCCATAGGGGAGACAAACCTATGCCTGACAATAATTACAACTACGGTGCAGCATATGTAATGAACTCTGACAAGGTCAGCGTCGATACAGATGAGGGTGCATCAAAGCTTTACCGTGAAGGTCTGGAGTTTCCAACTCGTGTACAGACAGGCCCAATCACAGAAGATATGCCAAAGAAGCAAACTAAGCCAACAGTAGAAGCTTCATTGTTTAAGATGGCAGACGACAGAAACTACTTTAGCTAGGACTTCAAATGTCTGATAATTTCCTACAACCCCCAGACGATAGTGAAGTTGTAGTCGTAGCCCCCGAAGAGGAGATGCCCGGTCTTGCCGCGCACATCCGAAAGAAGTTCCAAGACTCTGAAAATGGTCGCTTTGCTTACGAGCAACGTTGGCTAAAAGCGTTTAAGAACTTTCGTGGCATTTACGACTCAACTACCCAGTATCGTGACAGTGAAAAGTCGAAGGTATTCATTAAGATTACCAAGACAAAGGTGCTTGCTGCTTACGGACAGATTATTGACATCCTGTTCGCAAACAAAAAGTTTCCGTTGGTTGTAGAGCCAACTCCTGTCCCCGAAGGTATTGCAGAGTTTGCTCACATGCAAACCCCGCTTGATGAGATCATCGATCCCTACGGATTTGAGGGAGACGGAAGAACCCTAGAGCCGGGAGCATTAGAAGCTTCCCCACCTAGCGGTGACTTTTTAGGAGGATTAAAAGACAGGTACAGTGGTGCGCCTCTTGCAGAGGGACCAGCTTTAGCCGGAGAGCCACAAATTTCTCCCGCACAAAAAGCTGCCCTAAACATGGAGAAGGTCATTCACGATCAGCTTCTTGACACAAGTGCAGTCAATGTATTTAGAAGTGCTATCTTTGAAGCATCTCTCTTAGGAACAGGGGTCGTAAAAGGTCCGTTTAACTTTACTAAAAGAGTACACCAATGGGAGCGAGACGACGAGGGTTCTCGTGTGTATGCTCCCTACGAAAGAATTGTTCCGCGTATGGAACATGTTTCCGCTTGGGACTTTCACCCTGATCCAGCAGCAACGAGTATAGAAGATTGTGAGTACGTCATACAGCGACATCGTATGAACCGACTGCAGCTTCGTAATCTTATCAATCATCCGTACTTCTACAAGGATGCTATTGAAGAAGTTATTGCAAAGGGATCAAACTACGAAGACAAGTATTACGAAGATACTATTCGTGAAGATGAAACCGAAGCGTACTATCAAGAGAACAGGTTTGAGGTTCTTGAATACTGGGGTGTTCTTGATGCTAAGTTTGCACAAGAAGTAGGAATGGATATTCCCGACGGTTTGGACCCTATTGATCAACTGCAGGTGAATGTGTGGGTCTGTGGTAATTGCGTCCTTCGTTGTGTTTTAAATCCGTTTACACCAGCACGTATTCCCTACCAAGTTTTTCCATACGAAATCAATCCCTATCAAATATGGGGCGTTGGCGTAGCGGAAAACATGGAAGATGCACAAATGCTGATGAACGGTCACGTTCGTATGGCAATTGACAACCTAGCCCTAGCTGGCAACCTTGTCTTTGACGTAGATGAAGCAAGCTTGGTTCCCGGACAAAACATGGACATCTTCCCCGGAAAGATATTCCGTCGCCAGTCAGGAGTAACAGGAACAGCTATCAACGGCCTCAAGTTTCCTAACACAGCACCTGAAAACATTCAGATGTATCAGATTAGCCGACAGCTTGCAGATGAAGAGACAGGTCTTCCGTCAATCATGCACGGTCAAACTGGAGTAACAGGAACAGGTCGTACAGCATCAGGACTGTCCATGCTATTAGGTGGAGCAAGTCTATCACTCAAGACTGTAATCAAGAACATCGATGACTCACTGTTAAAGCCTCTTGGAGAAGCGTACTTCCAGTGGAACATGCAGTTCAACGATGACGCTCCCGATATTGAGGGCGACTTAGAGATTAAACCACGCGGCGTAGCTGCCGTTATGCAAAAAGAAGTTCGTAGTCAAAGACTGACTACCCTGCTGCAGACTGTATCCAACCCAATGTTAGCACCATTTATCAAAATACCAAACCTCATGCGGGAGCTTGCTATTGCACAGGATATCGATCCTGACAGCTTAGTAAACGACGTAAACGAGGCACAGATATTTGCAGAGATGTTGAAAGGATTAGCAGCTAATGCTCAACAAGGAACAGGCCCGGAAGGTCAGCCCACTGGTGACCAACAAGCAAGCATGGGACAGTCTGGAGACGTACCTGCAGGAGCAAATCCAGATGACGCTTCGGGCGTTGGTGGGGGCCAGATCGGAACTGGAACTGTTCCGGCTGCAGGGGAAGATAACTTCACTGGAAATGCTTAAGGGATTAAAGTCTGATTACGAATCGTTCGTAAACTCGAAGGAAAACTAAATGAGCCTAAGTTCACTAGGAATGCGATTACTACCCGGAGTAGCTGTAAGAACAGTGGCGGGTGGGTTTGCGCCTAAACCTAGTGGAATTAGACAAGATCAAATAATTGGAACTGGAAGAGCGAGGGGTACAGGGCCAGTTGGATCGACAGTAAGTGGTGATGACGGGGATGACAATCAAATAACTCCTGAAGAGTATCAAAGACAAGTAGATTACTTTGCAGACAACAAGTTTGCAGGATCGTACAGCCCGGATAAAGAATATCCAGACACACTTTCAGGATACTTGCAAAAATCCCTAGACTACGCCCTAGCTCCTCACGTAGAGTTTAACAAACTAACTCAAACGTACCGTGCTACAGGTCCGGGGGGAGCAATAGAGTCTATGATGGGGCCACTTGGTCCACTCGCGGCTTTGGGTCAAAAAGCAAACATGGCAAACTTAGAAAGATTACAGAGTAAAGTTGATGCGGGAGAAAAAGGATACGGCGTAGGTTTACTAGACAATCAGATAGTTGGTACAAGTCCACTTCCTGAATTTATGCAGGGTACTATGTTTGATCCCGGTTACGGTACATTTTCAGGAATGGTACCGGGAACTCCCAGAGGGATTAGCGAAGCTCAACACTTAAGAAATCTACAAACTGCTCTAACAAATGCCGCTACACCACTGGGGTATGATGCTGATGAGATTTTTGGTAAGTCAATACCCGATGTAACTTCTGCGTACAATTTGCTTACGTATGGTGATGTAAGAGGCGCAGACATGGGCTTAGAAAACATTGCAGAAGACGTTCGCAGTTCTGTTGTGACAAGTATGGTGCCTAACCCATTAGGATCACAGTATGGGTACGTAAAGGCTCCCGTAACAAGTGGGGGATACAGGGGTATACCTCAAGGTTACGTAACTACCACACTCTCTGGAGTTTCAGGAACAGAAGTTTTTGATCAATCACAATATGAACAACAAAGACAGGCTAACTTTGATGCTACAGTAGCTGCCGGACAAGCTAGGTCTGCGCCAAAGTCTTATGCTCCTGATTACGGTAATGACGATTATGGTAATGAAGACGAAGGTCGAGATGATGGACCTAGTGCTAGTGATACCAGCGATGGCGGCGGCGGCGGTATGGGTGGCGGCTTTGGAAGTGTGAGTGATAACTTTGGTGGCGGTGACGCTATGGGCGGTCGGATCGGTATGCGAAACGGCGGGGAAGCATCCCCACAGATGGGCTTCGTTAACAAAGACCCCCGTACCGTATCTGACAGTCAGGGCATAGCAGACAACAGGTATACTTCTGTACCACAGGGTTCGTTTGTAATGAACCAACCTGCAAACGAAATGTACAAGGATGATTTAGACGTAGTTCTTGGGGACGCTGAAAAACGAGCAGGATCACCCCAAAACGACGGAAACATGGTAGACGTAGCTCTATCCGACGGTGAACGCCTGATACGCCCTGAAGTTGTAGACTTTGTAGAGAAGAAATACGGCGGCGGGTTTCTTGACAACATAAACAATACAGGCAAGCCTGAAGTGCAACGCCGTCAAGTTAAGTACGGAGCTAAGATAGGCGCAGCAGACGGTGGATTTTTAGCCGATCAAGGTATGGAAGCGAAAGATGTAGGTAAAGATGTTCCTCTGGAAGATTACCAACCTATATCCGAAAAGTTAAGAGCAAAGCTAACTAAGTTTGCAGCTAAGAAACCTAAAAGAGGCGACATCAGGGACTTTATTAAGAGTTTACCCCCCGAAGAAAAACTTACAGTTTTATTCTTAACTGAAACACAGTCTACTACAGACCCTATTGAAAGCATGGAAGCAATTGGCGAAGTAGTAAACAACCGTATAAACTCTAATTATTATGATTTTAAAGGTATAAAGACTTTGGATGATGCCCTACTAAAACAAACTAAACGGGGAGCATTTCAGTTTTCAGGGTTAGAACCTTCTACGTTTTTTGAACGAGCTAAAGAAGTAAAGGGTGGTACAGCAAGTAAAGGTTTAGCTAAAGCATATGCTGCAGCCCAAAATGTCTTAGACCCCGAAACAGAGGGAGCTAACAGATTAGACCCTAACACATTATTCTACACACGCAAAGACGCTCCTAGTCAGTGGATGCGTGAGTCTAAAGATTTAGAATTTTCTACGGAACTGGGTGGACACGAGTTTTATCGTACGTTCGCATCACCAGAATTTCCGTAAGAAGAATCCGTCAGCTACCCGCACAGCGGCCCTGACACAACCGACGCGGCTACCCACAGCCATGTGGCCCCGCAAGATGAGGTAAATACAATGGCAAAACAAGTACGCGGCATTCGTGCCAACAAACCAAACGACTCTTTCGGAACCATAAATAGCGACAGCTTATACAAAGGCAACTATCGATCAGAAGTCTACGAAGACGAAGAAGATACCCCTGAAGTAGAAGCAAGCGAAGAACCCGAATCTACAGAAACAAAAGACCCAAGCTTTGTAGAGGCAAAACAAGAATCGCCAAATCACGACTACAAGAAACGGTACGACGATTTAAAGCGACACTACGATACAAAACTTGCACAATTTGAATCTGAAAAGCAGCAACTGCAACAGGCATCACAGGCATCTAATGTCCCAATGCCCAAGACAGTTGAAGAGTTGGAAAAGTTTCGTGAAGAGTACCCGGATGTATACGGAGTTGTTGAGACTGTAGCGGCTATGCAAGCCGAAGAAAGAACTAAACACCTACAGTCAGAACTACTTGAAATTCAGGAACGCGAAAAGGAAACTGTGGTTCAAAGTGCATACCGCGAACTAATGAACAATCATCCAGATTTTATGGAAATTAAAGAGGATGAAGCGTTCTTAACGTGGCTTGGCGAACAGCCTGAATCTATTTCAGATGGTATTTACAAAAACAATACCGATGCTCGTTGGGCTTCAAGAGTACTTGATCTGTACAAATCAGATGTTGGTATCTCTAAAAAGAAGAAGACCAAATCTAATGAAGCGGCAGCAGCCGTAGTAAAGTCCTCTAAAGCTAAAGACGTTGTGTCGGAAGCAGGGGGCGGTGAAAAGAAGATTTGGAAAGCTTCACAAATCGCCAAGATGCGTCCGTGGGAGTTCGAGAAGATGGAAGCTGAACTCGACCTAGCACGGCAAGAAGGGCGAATCGAACTAAACTCTTAAAACCTCAAAAATAGAGAAGGAATGAACAATGGCGTTCACTACTGCTTCTGGATATGGAAACTTACCCTCAGGTAATTTTGCACCAGAAATCTTTAGCCAAAAAGTTCTCAAATTCTTTCGTCGCGCTTCGGTTGTTGAAGACATCACGAACACTGATTACGCTGGCGAAATTGAAAACTTTGGCGACACAGTCCGTATCATTAAAGAGCCGACTGTTACAGTATCCGCTTACCAGCGGGGTTCTGTTGTAAACCCACAAGACTTGGCTGATGACCAGATTACTATGGTTGTTGATCAGGCTAATGCGTTTGCATTCAAAATCGACGACATTGAAGAGCGTCACTCGCACGTAAACTTCGAGGCACTTGCCACCTCTTCTGGTGCATTTGCTCTGAAGCGTAAGTACGACAAGACTGTTCTTCAGGCTATGTCTGACGGTGCTGGCATTGCAGCTTCTGCTGTATCCGGTACAACCCTGACTACTACTGCTGCTGCTGGTGCCATTGGTACTGCAAACGCACCAATCAACATTGAGACAGACGACGCTGGCATCAACATGATGCTTGCAATGGCCCGTCTCCTTGACGATGAGTCAGTGCCAGAAGAAAATCGCTGGTTTGTAGCACCACCAATCTTCTACGAGAAGGTGTTCCAAGCTGGGAATAAAATTGCTGAAGTACAGGTTACTGGCGACGGTACCTCACCACTTCGCAACGGTCTTGCAACTGTCGGCACACTTGCTGGCTTCCGTTGCTACAAGTCAACTGCGCTTAACAGCACAGGTGGCACAGACCAAGTTACTTTGACAGACGCATCTGCAACCCTCGCAACTGATGGTTCAGAGAACGTTGTTCTCGCAGGTCACATGTCATCCACCTCTACTGCTTCGCACATTGCGAAAACAGAAGTGGTTCGTTCAACTGAATCGTTCTCCGACGTTATTCGTGGACTACATGTTTTTGGGCAAAAAGTACTTCGCCAAGAAGCAATCGTTCGCGGCGTTGTAGACTTCGCATAAGGGGGGCTAGATAAATGGCTACTTTTGACCATACCATCACTGGTGGTGGAACTGTAGGACATCCCGCTCATGCGATTCGTCCTTACATTGTGCAGTCAAAAATCTTTGACGCTGCCGATGACAACCTCACAGCTAACGATGTCATCAAAGTGATTGACCTACCGGACAACTCGATTGTTCTTGGTGGTTGCCTTGATGTCCTTGAAGCTGGCGGTTCTAGTGTGACTTTTGACGTTGGTATCAGCACCGACATTGATGCCTTCTGTGATGGTGTTGATGGTAACGCTGATGCTATCTACAACTTTCACCCTACAGCAGCAGGTATCAACACAGTAATTGCTACAGACGCTATTCAAGTTAAAATCTTGGGTGCAGACTCTGCTGTAGTTCGTTTCCGTGTTATTGCCTTGATTGCTGACATTGGTGACCCAACTGCAATGGTCCAGACTGCTGCAGTCCAGACTGGCGTATAATACTAATCAAGGGGGCAGGGCAACTTGCCCTCTTGACTCTTTATTTATTTCGTGATAAAAGCAATAACCTTTGCCGGGAGTAAATACACATGGCAGCTAAGAAATCAAAAAGCCCAAAGCCAAAGAACGCAGCACTGTATTCGCGGGTTAAGGCAGAAGCTAAAAAGAAATTTGATGTGTACCCAAGCGCATACGCAAATGCTTGGCTAGTTAGAACCTATAAAAAGCGTGGTGGAACTTACGCTTAAGTTGGAGAAAAGATATGCCTGTAACAATTAAAGCGTTACCCGGCGGGGAGTTTCGTGGTGAACAATCCGCTACTGCAGAGATAAACAAGAGTCAAAGAACTAAAATTGCAAACGCTATGAAAAAGGCAGCAAAAGCGGCTGCTCCTAGCGGAGCAAGACTTAGTGATCAAGATGTACTAAATTTTTTGAAACAGATGATGGTGCCAAAAAAGAGTGCGCCGCGTGGTGGACCAAAGAAAAAGATGATGGGCGGCGGTAAGGTCATGCCTAAGAAAAAGATGATGTACGGCGGTAAGGCTAAGAAGAAATAGGCATGGCTAAACCACAGGGCGGCTTAACGAAATGGTTCAAGGAAGATTGGCGGGACGTAAAGACCGGCAAGAAGTGTGGTCGCTCCGGTAAGGATAAAAAGAAACGCCCCTACCCAGCCTGTAGACCTGCCAAAGTCGCCAAGCGTATAACTAAAAAAGAAGCAGCTAAAAAAACAGGGTCACGTAGAGTAAACTGGTCTGTTACAGCTTCTGGTAAAAAACGAACTCCTGCAAAAAGAAAGAAAGCCTAATGAAAAAATCAGTACCCGCCCCAAAAGGGTTTCATTGGATGAGAGCAGGTAAAGGCTACAAACTTATGAAGGGTGACTACAAACCTCATAAGGGAGCAGTTAAAAATGCTTCATTTGAAGTACAGAAAGTTCATAAGTAATGCCTCGTAAACCTGACAACATGCCAGCCCGTAACAAGAAGAACTTTCGTTCTACCAAGTCTGGTGCGGGTATGACTAAGGCAGGAGTAGCTTCGTATCGTCGCAAGAACCCCGGCAGCAAGTTAAAGACTGCTGTTACTGGGAAGGTCAAGCCGGGAAGCACTGCAGCTAAACGCCGCAAGTCTTACTGTGCAAGGTCAGCCGGACAGATGAAGAAGTTTCCTAAAGCAGCCAAAGACCCTAACAGTCGCTTACGTCAAGCGCGGAAGAGGTGGAAATGTTAACAGCCCTTATTGGACCAATAGCAGACCTTGCTGGAACGTGGATGTCCGGCAAAGTAGAAGAGAAGAAAGCCCAATCCGCTACCAAAGTAGCAAAGGCACAAGCCGAAGCCATAGTTATGCAAAAGAAAGCTACGGGGGAAATTGATTGGGACTTAGAGATGGCGAAGGGTAGCCAGTCATCTTGGAAGGACGAATGGCTCACCATCTTATTTAGCATACCACTTATCTTAGCTTTCACTCCGGGGATGGAAGACCTTGTACGTAACGGATTTCAACAATTGGAGCAAATGCCTGAATGGTACCAGTACAGCTTGGGCGTTATTGTTGCTGCAAGCTTTGGAGTCCGGTCAGCGACAAAGTTCTTTGGTAAAAAGTGATGACTGTAGAAGCTTTTTTAAAATGGAAGATACTTCCTAGATTTATGATGTTAGCCAGCACAGTAATGTCTTGGCGGTGTGCAGAATGGTTCATGGATTTGTCTGACCCCACAGCCTCACAGTCAGCCTTCGTCAGTGTTGTAATGGGCGTGATGACAGGCGTATTTGGAATTTGGATGGGTCACGAACACAAGGGGGATACCATAGTTGAAAAGCGTTCCCCTAGAAAAAATTAAAAGCCCATGCAAAGGAATTTGTGTATTAGATAAGGAGCGAGTTAAGTGTATCGGATGTGGACGAACCATTGACGAAATAATTAGCTGGGGTAAAGCCAAATGAAATACAGAACAGAACATTTTCTAGATAAGTTAATTCACCATGAGGGTATGGTGCTTACTGTGTATGAAGACAGTCTGGGCATCGAAACTATCGGCATTGGTCGAAACCTTAAAGACAGAGGCATCACCAAAGAAGAACTAGACTACATGGACATCCCAAGTATGGATGTGGTCTACGAACACGGTATTACCGAAGCCGACGCTCGTTACCTTGCCATGAACGACATACGCATTGTTGAGAACGAACTGTGTCGAGTTCATCCTTGCGTTGAAGACCTAGATAGTGTAAGACAGTTGATACTGATGGACATGGCATTCAACATGGGGGTTCCCAGATTGTGCAAGTTTAAAAACATGTGGGGTGCAATCTACGATGGTAACTACGAAATAGCATCCTTAGAGATGTTGGATTCTAGATGGGCAAAGCAAGTAGGTTCGAGGGCCGTTAAACTTTCGGACGCAATGAAAGCAGGGGAGTTCTAATGTCTGGATATGGAGAACAAGAAGGCAACTATATTGTGTACCGTAATAAAAAAGGTACTATAACAAGTAAGACTTGGAGTCCTATAGTAAAAAAAGATTCCATACGCAAACAGACATCTGGTCGTAAGGCATCAAGCAGCGCAGAAAAAAGTTATCTACAGCAGGGTATGGAAATTGTAAAAGGGTTATTTGATTAATGAGATACAGACAACCTAGACCTGCTGATGATTCTAAAGAAAAGCAAAAAGAACGAGAAACTAATATGCAGCCTTTTACTTTTCAAAATCCTGTTATTGAATTTGAAGAAGGTAAAAAAGGTGCATACAGGGGTAATGTTCCTCTGAATAAAGATATTCACAAAAAAATGAAATCATATTTTGCTAGGAAAAAAGCTTAGATGCCCCCACGCAATCACAAGGATTGGATTAAGACTCCCAACGTAGAACACATCAGTTCGTCGATCTACTCTAGTCACGACATCTACAAACAGGAACTAGATAAGATATTCTCTAAAGTGTGGATACCCATGTGTCACTCCAGCGAACTACTATGCTTGGGGGATTACAGAACTACACAGATAGCCTTGCAAAATGTGGTAGCGGTTCGTTTTGAGAACAACGTAATTAAAACATTCTTGACCGACAAAGTAAAATCCCCCGCTGGTAACAATCTGTCTATGGTCTATCATTCTGGCGGCTGGCAGGAATTACCCTGCGAAGTAAAGCATGGGGGTATGGTCTGGACTACCCTAAACACTAACCCAGATCAAAGCGTAGATGAGTGGACAGGTGGTGCATTCGACTGTATCGCGGATGCTATCGACACTGAAGAGATGGAAGTCTTTCACTACCACAAGGCAGTAATAGATACAAACTACAAGCTGTGGCACGATACCAACAGCGAGTTCTATCACGATTTCATGCACTACTTTAATCGTGTCTCAGGGTTTAACGATGAATACTTTGCTAGAAAAAACATACCATTCGATAACGGACATGTTAATGTTAGCAGCTTCACCGTTAACTACGAGGAGTACGATGGGTTTGAGGATAGAGGAGAGCTTAGTTTCCCTAACCTGCCACCCAATCAGTGGTACATGGTTGACCTGTTCCCCGGATTTAATTTTAATCTTCGGGGTAGTGCTTATCGAAGCGATAGCGTTACACCTCTTGGGCCAAACAAAGTTCTTATTGAGTTTCGCGGCTACGGTCTTAAGAAGGATACCCCAGAGGAACGGCAGACTCGTATCAAGCATCACAACTCTATCTGGGGTCCATTCGGGCGTAACCTACACGAAGACTTGATAGGCGTAGCTGGTCAGGGTACAACAATGCGCGAGGGAACCGAACCTCGTAATATCCTGCACGGACGACATGAGAACAGCACCATCCACGACGAAGTTGGTATGCGTCACTACTACGCAGAGTGGAGCAAATGGATGGGCTTGGATGCAAGTAAGTCTTGGCAATTAGCGGCGTAGCAATGATTTGCATACTTTCAATCAATCCGATTGAAGTTAAGGCTGTGGTCCACGACACTCACAAATGGATGTCTAGCTGTCATGTAGCTTTAACCGAACACGGGTTTGACAATCCTGACGCAAACTGTTTCTGCGTTGCAATGGATAAAGAAGCTGAATAATGGCTACAAAGCTAAGTGAGAATACCGAAGTTGCGCTACCCCTACGTAACATAATAAGCATGGTGGCTGCTGCATCTGTAGCAACGTGGGCATACTTTGGTATCATAGAACGCCTAAATCAGATAGAAACAAACATCACAATGATGGAGTCTGACTTAGACCAAAACACAGAGTTCCGTATTAAGTGGCCTCGTGGTGAAATGGGTAGTCTTCCAGCAGACAGTGAACAGTTCATGCTAATAGAGCATCTGTCAAATCAGTTAGATGACTTGGCTACACAGATAGATGAAGGCAAAGCTCCCTACGACCAGCAGCAGAAGTTAACCCTAGAGTTCTACGAGAAGCGATTAAACGCCCTAGAAGAAAACTTAGAGAAACTAAGAAATGGAAATCATTAAAACCATAACTCTTATCTTGTATATGGGCGGTGACGTTTCTGAACACACAGCATTTGAAAAGATATCAAAATGCCTAAAAGCTAAAAGAACCATAGAAAGGAACTTGTATAAGAAAAGCCAGACAGTACGGTACTCCTGTGAAAATAAAACTGTAGAAGTATCCAGAAATGCTGATGGTTCTAACTATATAGTTCGTATAGTAGAATAACCACAACCAAAACGAAAGTAACCTAATGATTGCAGAAACACTCGCGGGTATAGCCCTTGTGAAGAGTGCCGTAGACGGTATCAAATCTGCAATAGGAACCGCCAACGACATCGGGGACATAGCAGGTTACATAGACAATCTGTTCGAAGGCGAAAAACAGGTACAACAAGTTCGCAACAAAAAAGCCGGTAACGTAAGTATTGGTGACCAGTTTGGTGTAGATACTGTTGCCCGTGACGTAATTGATGCACGTATCGCTGCAGAAAAACTCCAAGAAGTAGCCACGATGGTTGACATGCGGTTTGGGCCGGGAACTTGGAAGGGTATAGTTATTGAACGGGCCAACCGTATCAAGGCTGCAAAAGAAGCTGCAGCAGCAGCCCGAAGAGCAGAAATTCTAAAGCAAGAAGAAATAATGGAGAACATCAAAGTAGCGGCTCTGATAGTAATGGTTTTTGCAATCGGTATTGGACTCTTGATAGCGTTGATGGTTTCCACTGCATCTGCCCTTATTAATTAAATTCTTGACTAAACTTCAAAATTCGTATATAATACTTTTGAAGGGAATACTATGAAACAACTTGCAATAGACGCACTGCGTTACAGATATGAGGCACAGAAAAAAAGTGCAAAATATACTCTCACAAATTACTTCCAAAATCCAGCAGCTATTGGAGAGCATCCTGACCTTCTTGAAGAAATGGACAAAGCTATTGGAAGCTGGGAAGAAGCTAACAGTAGGCTTCAAGCGTTGGATGACATCACAGATGATGGGTATCCGTCCCTGTTTGACTAACTACCTTGCACTGGGTTTGCTAAATTGTGGCAAGCCCTTTACTCGTGTAGGCAACTGGTTTTGGAAAAAGCATCGTACAGTTCTAGACTGGAATAAAAAGTGATACGTCACCAATTCTTAAAGCCAGTGTATTTAAGAAGAACAAAGTTTCCCCCCGTATACAAAAGAGAAGACTTGAAGCTTATACGTACTTTACCCGGCGGGGTCAGGCACTACAAACTAAAAGAGAAGAAGAGTAAGGTAAATGGCTAGTAGTTATCTTGTGTTAGTAAACAATGTTCTTCGGGACATGAACGAAGTCGAGCTTACCAGTTCTACGTTTGCTACTTCTCGTGGTGTGCAGACAACTGTAAAAGACTACATCAACCGTTCAATATCTGACATACTAAACTCTGAACTAAACTGGCCCTTTACTCACGCTGAAGGGTCAATTGACGTTATTGCAGGTAAGTCTCTTTATAGCTACCAGTCTATAGCATCTACTTTAAAATATGTAGACTATGACAACATGATCCTGCAGCCTAAGAACTTTATACAAAATGGGGACTTTGAAATAGCAGGGTCTGCAAGTATAACTAACTGGACAACAGTAGGAGGTAGCCCTGCTGCAAGTTCAAAGTTTGGTAACACCCTTCTACTTACCAGTGCAGAAGCAAGCCAAGAAGTTAACGACTTAATTGTAGGAAGATCGTATACAGTACTCACCCAGACTAGCGGTGCAACTTTAACCCTAGAGATTGGCACGAGTTCTGGTGGGTCACAAACAAAGTCAGCAACTCTGACGATCAGTAGCGGAAACGAAATTCTGCTTACTGAAACAACGTTTACTGCGACTGCAACAACTCACTATGTTAGCTTCACAGAAGCAGCAGGGGCTGCAGCGTTTGTAAAGTTAGTTGAGTTGAGCGAGTCTGCAACATCAATTGCTTTGAAATACTTGTCCTACGAGGAGTATACAGAGCGATACAGGGAAAGAGACTCTCGACCTGATGTAGATAAGTTTGGTGATCCAGAGTATGTCTACACCACATACAACGACGAAATAGGTTTGACACCTATACCTGACACCAGCAATCGCAGTCTGAAGTTTGATTACTACGTTGCATCATCTGCGTTGTCGGCGGCAACGGACACATCTATCATACCAGAACGTTTCGAGCCAGTTATCAATGCTCGTTCAAAATACTACACCTACATGTTCCGTTCTGACACCCAAACTGCTCAGTTTGCTTTGAAAGAATACGAAGATGGCCTGAAGCGTATGCGAGTCGAGTTGCTAAATAGAAAAAACTATATGAGAGCAGTTTAACATGCCAGATTTAGAACTGCAGGGGGTTAGCCCCCTTTCTTTCAACTGCGAGGGTGGCTTGGTATTGAACAGGTCTACCTTTATTATGCAGCCGGGACAAGCTCTTGAGTTAGAGAACTTTGAACCTGATGTTGGTGGCGGTTACAAAAGAATACTGGGCTTTCGTCCTTTTGTAAATCAGATTGTACCTGAAACAAACACTTCTGGTGAAGCTGTCTTGATGTCCACACAGTTCAATAACTTTGTACTGGCTGCACGAGGCGAAAAGATATTTAGTTCTGCATCTAGTGAGTTATCACAGGGCATTGCTTCAGCTACAGCTATGACAGGGGCTGGAACACTAAACCTTGACAGCACTGACGGGTTTAGTTCCAGTGGCACTGTCCAGATAAACTCTGAAATATTTACCTACACAGGTAAGACTGCACTGACCCTGACAGGTGTAACAAGAGCAACGAGCAGCACTACCGCTGCAGCACACGCAGTCGATGACGTTGTTTCTGAAACTTGGACTGTAAGAGACACCGGAAGAACAAGCGCAGCCCGTTACAATTTTGAGCGATACAACTTTGACGGCAACGAAAAAATCATAGTCGTTGACCAGACCAACGCTCCCACAATATTTAATACGTCTCTTGCCGCAACAGATGTAAGCAACAGTGCGGTAGCTGGTGCCAAACACATTGCTGCTTTTAAGAACCACATGTTCTACTCCGGCATGTCTGCTACACCCCAAGAGATAGTCTTTAGCGAACCCTTCGATGAGGATGCGTTTGTTTCAGGGCAGGGTGCCGGAAGTATCAAGGTTGACGACACGATTGTTGGCTTGAGGGCTTTCCGGGGTGACTTGTTTATCTTCTGTGAGAACAGGATATTTAAGTTGGGCGGCAGTTCGCTCAGTGACTTTGCAATTGTTCCTGTTACTAGAAACATTGGGTGTGTAAACGGCTTTACCATCTTGGAATTTGCTGGTGACTTGGTGTTCTTGGGGCCGGATGGCTTGCGTACTGTTGCTGGTACAGCCCGTATTGGTGACGTTGAGTTGGGTACTATCAGCACCAACGTTCAGCAGTTGTTTAGGGATAACCTGACTAATGCGGAAGCGTTTGTTTCCCTAGTCATACCCGACAAGACACAGTACCGTATCTTCTTTTCAAAAGAGGGACAGGCACAGACATCTTCACTAGGGGCTATCTGTGTTATGAAGGGACAGGCATTTGAGTTTTCGACTATGAAGGGTATTCGTCCTGCTTGTGCGGATACGATAGTTGAGGCGGGAGATGTGGTAGCTATACATGGTGGCTTTGACGGCTTTATATACAGGCAGGAAAGAAGCAATACATTTGATGGTGCATTAATCAACGCCAAGTACAGAAGTCCTGACTTGAGCATGGGCGACCCCGGAGTTCGCAAACACATGCAGCGGGTCAACATCAACTATGCACCGGAGTCAACCCTAGACGCAGATTTGTTTGTAAGGTACGACTATGAATCCAGTAACTCTATTCGCCCTGCACCGTACCCGCTAGACAGTACAAATGTTGCAGGTACATATGGTAGTTCGACTTACGGAAACGCAGTGTACGGTGGACCGTCACAGCCTATTGTTCGTAAAGCAGTAGAAGGTTCAGGATTTGCTGTAGCATTACGAGTAGAAGACGGGGCAACCGCTACTGCCCCTTACACCCTAAAAGGGTTTCAATTAGAATTTCAGGTGGGAGCAAGAAGGTAAATGGGCGCAACCTATACACGACAGTCCACGTATGCTGACGGCGATACAATTTCCGCTGCAGATACCAACGACGAGTTTAACCAACTACTTGCGGCATTTGCTGCAAGCACGGGCCACACGCACGATGGAACTGCTGCAGAGGGGGGACCAATCTCTGCTCTGGCAAGTAACAGCATCACTTTTGGAACAGGTGCAGACACCGACATTGCGATTACCTTTGACGGTAATACCAGTGACGGCGTTCTCACATGGATGGAAGATGAGGATTACTTTCAATTCTCTGACGACATACTCATGTCCACCACCGAAAAGATACAGTTCCGTGACACTGCAATATACATCAACTCCAGCACAGACGGTCAACTTGACCTTGTAGCTGACACAGAAATACAGATTGCAGCCACAACCATTGATGTAAACGGCAACCTAGATGTTAGCGGAACCGTTGTTGGAGCTAGTACAGTATCGGCAGGTACAGCGTTTGTCCCTGATGCAAGTGATGGTGCCGCACTAGGTACATCATCTCTAGAGTTTAGCGACCTGTTTCTTGCTGATGCAGCCGTAATTAACTTAGGCGCAGACCAAGACACAACTCTTACCCACGTTGCTGACACAGGCATTCTTCTGAACTCAACCCGACAGTTACAGTTTGGTGATAGCGGCACATACATACATCAGTCAGCCGACGGTGTCCTCGACCTTGTGTCTGACACTGAAATAGAAATCAACGCTACCACAATCGACATAAACGGTGCGGCTGAACTGTCAGGTAACCTTACTCTTGGCGCACAACTCCGTATGCCGGATAATACAGCAAGTAAGATACTTGTTGCAGATGGTACTAGTTACGAAGAGAAGGCAGTCGGTGACCTTTCTGAAATATCCACAGTAGCGAACGACGACGTATTTCTTGCTGTAGATACATCAGGCGGTGGACTAAAGAAGATTTCAAGAAGCACTATAGTTGCAGGTCTTGCCACATCCGGGGCTATATCTAACGTAGTTGAGGACACCACTCCCCAGCTAGGTGGCAACCTCGACATGAATGGTGCGGATATCATCACGACATCCAACGCCACAATAGACTTGGCTCCTAATGGTACAGGTACGGTGGTTGTACGGGGAAACACCAACTCAGGTGCTATTGTATTCAACTGTGAATCAAACTCACACGGTCAAAAAGTATACGGACAACCCCACTCTGCTGCTGTAACAAACACTCTAATGCTACCTGCAGGTGCTAACTCAACTCTTGTTTCCCTTGTATCAACAGACACACTAACAAACAAGACGCTTACTAGCCCTGTCCTAAATACAGCCACTGTAGGCACATCCATTGTTCCTGCTAGTGCGGATGGGGCAACTCTTGGAACTGCATCTGCTGAGTTCAGTGACCTGTTCCTTGCGGATGCAGGTACCGTGCAATTTGGTAATGACCAAGATGTAACCCTGACCCACGTTGCTGATACGGGGTTGCTACTCAACACAGCAAGTGTAATTCAGTTCCGTGACTCTGCAATTAACATTGGCTCTCCGGCTGATGGTGACTTGGATATAAACGCTGACGATGAGATTGAGTTGAACTCAACCCTGATTGACATCAACGGTAACGTAGAGATTAGTGGCACTGCAGCAATAACTGGCATTGCAACTTTTACTGATGATATAGTAATAGGTGATGGAAAAACTATTGGCTCCACAAGTGATGTTGATGCAATTACAATTGCAGCTAACGGACAGCTTACCCTTACACAACAGTTGAACGGTACAGCAGGAGACTTTAGTGGTGATGTAGGTGCTGCAACTTTCCAGCCAGACGGTGACACTTCCGCCGGTGATAATGCTGCTATCGGCTACGCAGCCGCTGAAGGACTTATCCTAACAGGGCAAGGTTCCTCTACAGACGTTACAATCAAAAACGACGCGGATGCTACCGTTGCCTCAATCGCAACAGGCACAACCATATTCACTATGAATGATGATGTGGGAGTTAGCGGAAGAGCAGTTGGTCATGTTACCACAGACAACGATGGCAGCTTCGACTTAGCTGTGGGCAACGACTTTAAGTGTACTACCGCTGGGAACCTAACGCTTACCTTTACCAACCCAGCAGCAGGACAAAGCGGCAACATCATGTTTATCAACGGCAGCAACCACACTATTTCTGCACATGCCAGTGTAGCAATTAACGCTGATGTACTAACAGCCATCTCAGCCAGCGGCACATACCATCTTGCTTATTACTGTAGCGCAGCATCCGGGGACAATACTATCCTAGTCAGTGCTTCGGCTATCTTAACTTAGGGAATACGAATGTCTTTAATTAAAGCAGCAGGTGCAGGTGAAGTAAGCACAGGCTTTTATGACCACCTACTTGACCAGTCGTTGAAGTTTGACGATGGCGATGCACAGTATCTAACCAGAACCCCTGCGTCTGCTAGTAATCAAAAAACGTGGACTTGGAGTAGTTGGGTCAAGCTGGGTAGAATTTCGGGAGACATGGGTTGGCTTTGGGGTGCGCAGGGTCAAACTGCAATTTATATTTCAGACGGTACAAATACTTCACTGCGGGTTAATGGCGTTGGCGGTGGTGATACAGCAACAACACTAAGATTGCGTGACCCTTCAGCTTGGTATCACTTTGTCGTGGCTGTTGATACTACAGATTCAACCGCTGGAGACAGACTAAAAATATATGTTAATGGTGTAAGACAAACGGCTTTTGATTTTAACACAAACCCAACATTAAACGCAGATACAAATGTAAATAGTACAAACACACATATAATCGGATACCGTTCTTTTAGTTCAGACCAAGCATTTGATGGCTACCTAGCTGAAGTAAACTTTATAGATGGGGCTGCATTAACTCCATCCAGCTTTGGCGAGACTAAGGACGGCATTTGGGTTCCAAAAGATACCAGCGGTCTAACATTCGGAACCAATGGTTTTCACCTTACTTTTAAAGATGATGTTGTTAGTGAGGGGTTCAATACTGTTACCTATACTGGGACATCCGCTGGGCAAAGCATAAGTGGCGTAGGTTTTTCTCCAGCTTTTGTTTGGGTTAAAAGCAGAGGTGGTACTGAGTATCCCAAACACTTTGATGTTGTTCGTGGCGCAAATAAAGACCTAACATTTGCTGCTACAGGTGCAGAAGGCAGTCTATCAGATGCACTTATGTCGTTTGATGGTGATGGCTTTACGCTTGGGGATGACGGTAACGAAGTAGTTAACAAGCCTTCAGGTGCTATGGTTGCTTGGTGTTGGGAAGGTGGCGGCACACCAACAGCGACTAACTCTGCTGGTGCAGGGGCGACCCCAACAGCAGGGTCAGTTAAAATAGATGGCAGCAATCTTGGTTCTGCTTTGGCTGGCACTATCCCTGCAACTAAAATATCAGCTAACACAGCTAGAGGTTTTTCGATTGTAGGTTATGAGGCAACAGGTTCGGCTGGCACTATTGCACACGGCTTATCTGCTGCGCCTGAGTTTATTATTGTCAAACATCGTGACCAATCAGGTACAAGTTATCCTGTTTATTACGGTGATAACACAGATGTCCTTTATCTCAACGATACTGCTGCAACAGCCGATGATGCGAATGCTTGGAACGACACTTCACCTACGTCTACTGTTTTTTCTGTAGGTCCGAATGGTGGTGATACCAATAATAGTTTAGGTGGCTCAACTGTAGCCTATTGTTTTCATTCGGTGACTGGCTACTCGTCCATTGGTTCATACACAGGAAATGGGTCTACAACAGGTCCAACAGTAACAACTGGCTTCCGTCCTGCTTGGGTTATGATAAAAAGCAGTGTTGGTACTATTGGTCACTGGCTTATATGGGATACTACCAGACATCCTTCTAATCCTAATGACAATGTTCTTTACGCTAATTTGAAC